CTTTGCTGACTCAGCAGCAGCATTGAAGGCACCCACACCCAGGGCCACCAGCCCAGCAGCCCCAGCAGCTGCTCCAGCTATCAGGGCCTTCCCCATGATGTCAGCAGACTTACCTACTGACTTCACACCATCACTGGTCTCTGCCAGTTCCTTCTTAGCCTTAGAAGCCTCTGTGACAATCTCAATTATCAGTTTGGCTGCCATCAGACTCTTCTCATCTCTGCTCTGCCTGAGTCCACCAGAAACTGCTCTGCTGTCTCTAGGGCTCTGGTGTCCTCATCTAGCCAGCAGCGCCAGTCTGTTCCTGTAATACAGGCAATGGCAACGGCCCTGGAGCCGATGCTGCCTGCTGGGTAGGGCCTGCTCCATTGCTGGAACCTGCCATCTCCTCATAGGTGTCCAGGACATCCACCCAGTCCTGGTAGGGCATCTCACAGAGCCCTTTACGCTGGAGGGCTGAGTGGATGAGTGCAGTGTTCACAGCCACCCTGTTGCCAGCAGACTCAGCAGGGAGCCTGTCCACTGCATTAATGATGTCCTGGACTGTGCTGGTGACAAACACAGGGTCACCATCATCCCAGCACACCTTCCATCTCTGCCTGAGGCTAGCCACCTTACGCTCCATTGATTCTGTTTAGGTCTGCCTGTAGTTCTCTCTCATACGCTGCTGTCCAGGCATTCTGGCTGGCTTCAATACCCTGGGTCAGGAAGGGCTGGGGCTTAATGTTCCTGGCCCTCCAGCCCCAGTGGATGGGAGCAGCGTAGGGAACTGTGAACTGGACTGCTCCCTCTAGGACTATGCCTGAGGCTCTGAGTTTCCCAGTCCTCACTGGGGTCCTCTCTTTGGCTGCTGCCAGCATGATATCTGGGACCTTCTTAGGTGGCAGTGGCCCTAGAGACTGGGCATAAGCATCCAGTTCCAGGGCCAGCTTCTCATCACCCTTAACTTCTGCTGCCATTAGGAAGTGGAGTAGGTAGTGGTCTCTCCCACCTGGGGCTCAGGCTCCTGGTAGGGCTCCTCATCCTCTTCCTGGGGCTCCTCATCAGCAGCAGCGCCACCAGCTACAGGCCAGGTGGCAGTGGGCATACCCTGGCAGGGCCAGTCAAAGTCAGTGGTGATTCTGGTATTGACATCTCCACCCACTTCTAGAGCCCTGACCTGGACAGTCCCTGTGTAGCTAACAGAGCTAGCGTTAGGCTGCCAGGTGAAGGGAGTGTTCACCAGATTGTTCTCCCAGCTGAACTGGATAAACCCATCAGGAGAATCAAAGTCCTGGATACTGGTGCCCTGGAGTGCCCAGTCAGTAGTGGTGTCAGGAGCCAGGGTGTCACCACAGAGGGTTTCTACTGGGTCTCCAGTGTCATTGAAGGTAGGAGCGATACGCACATTAGTAGCCTGGCAGGCAAATTCTACTCCACCAGTCACAGGACTACCTGTGCCTCCCAGGGTCAGCTTCCCAGTCTTCAGTTTACTTTCTACAATGGCCATGAGCCTGCTCCTAGAGTGCTTCAGTGAAGGTCAGCAGATATGCAGGGTAGGTAGTCCCATTCAGGACATAGGAGATGAGGGTTCCATCTGTAAGGTCCAGGACCCCAGCCACTGCTTCCACCAGTTCATCCAGTGTCTGCCAGCTAGTCCTGTCTGCTGTGAGGGCAGCAGGAGCCAGGGCCACCAGCTGCCAACTGGCTGTGTAGCCACAGGCCACATCCCAGGCCAGGTTGGGTGGAGAAAAGAGGACTCCAGGAGGGCTCAGGACAGCTGGGTCAGTGGAGGCTCTGATGCCCTCAGCCTCTAGCTTCTGCACCAGTTCCTGAGCCCTCTGGAGTGGAGTCATGACAGGTCCTTAGCCATTAGCTCAGGACTGGTTCCAGCCATGGGCTGAGCAGCTGGAGGACATCCCTGTCAGCCTTAGCAATGGTGGCTACTCCCAGGTCTGCTACACCCACAATCCCATCAGGACTGTTTCGTCTAGACAGGAGCCTGTTAGTCCAGAGGAGAGTGGCATACAGGACATCAGGAGGACAGGCCAGTGTGGCCAGAGAGGGAGCCCTAGCCACAATGGCTTCCATCACTGCCGTCAGGGCCTGGTCAATAGCCACATCATCTGAGGCATCTCTAATCCTGGCCCAGTCTTTGTACTCATCCACTGTGGGCCAGTTCAGCCCTGACGGCAGTGGCATCTCAGGTTCCAGCCTTCTTAGTGGAAGCAGCAGCGGTACCTGTGTAGGTCCCACCATTCTGAGTCTCAGGAGTGGTGTCCCCATTGCCATTGCTCTGGGACAGAGGCAGGACAGGCACACCTGTAATCTTCACAAAGGCAGCTGCCTCCAGGACCAGCCAGGCAATGTAGCCATAGAAGGCCATCTGAGTGCCCAGCACAGAGGGTTCAATAACAGAAACCTGGCCACCAATAGTCTCATAGGTTTCCACATAGGTGGAATCTCCCAGAATGGCAGTGCCAGCAGGGAGGTGTTTATCCACTACCAGCCTCATGCCAGCCACTGAACCAGACATGCTGGTGGGAGAGATGGAACCCAGAGCATTAGAAGGGTTCACAGTGGGAAACAGTTGACGCCCAGTGGAGTCAGAGAGGCTACCGATAGCTCCCCACACATCAGGAGCCACCCAGAGAGTATCTGGCATCCCATTAGTGGCTCCAAAGATGGTGGCAGTGGCAGCATAGATAGCTCCCACCAGGCCTTCACCATCTGCTGTGGCCAGTGCCTGAGTGGCTGTGATGGATCCAGCAAAGTAGGTACAGAAGGCCTTATCAGTCTCCTGGAAGTAAGAAGCTGCCATGTCACTGACCAGCAGGTCCATAATCGCTGGGTCAGTCCAGTCCCTGTCCTGCCAGCTGAGGTTAATCGTCCCACCATAAGTGGACTTAGTAACTGTGATGGGGTCCACAGTCATATTCCTGCTGGGTAGCTCAGCCTTCTCAGCAGACTGGGGTCCAGCAGTGGTGTTCTGGGTGATACGTGGACGCTGGAAAGTCTTACCAGGGCCAGGAAGTGGACGGCGGGTAGTGGCTTCAATGGCAGGCCTACGCTGGGACTGCTGGGTAAACACAGGCCCCAGGATGGGCACTGGAAGCAGGCCAGGGTTCTGTGCTGTGGTCTGGTGAGCCACAGCCCTCTGGAGGTACCGATTAAATCGGTCCTTAGCAGCTACAGACCCTTCCTCAGTGGAGCGACTAAGCACATAGTCCACTAGATACTGGCCTGGGCTGGTATACACAGGCTCAGTGCTCTGGCCACTGCGTTCAACAGTCTGGGTACGCTTCTCTCCAGCTGGGGCAGTGCCAATATTGGACACCATGTCCTGGAAGGTGGCACTCCGCTGGGCCAGGTCAGCCTCCACCTTAATGGCAGGCTCCAGTTCAGCGATACGTGAGCGACGTGCCTCACAGGTCTGGACTTCTGAGTCAGACAGTTCCCTGTCCTCATCAGCAGCCCTGGAGGTGATGGTGTCAACATCATCCAGGGCCTGCTCCATTTGGCGCTTAAGCCAGTCCAAACGTTTGGAGCCAGAAAGAGTCTCAGGCATGACTACTCCAGTCAGAACAATTGAATAGGTTCTGACATGGGTGAGGCAGGTGTAGCTGCCTGGGTCATGTCTAAATGCTGGGGGCCTGCACTGGGCTCTGCCGTGTGAGAGTGAACCAGTGCAGGCATGGAAGCAGATGGTGAGTGCTCCCCAGCGGTACCTCTTCTATCACCTCAGCCTGAGGCTGTCTAGAGCCTTCTCTAGCTGCTTCTGGATGAGGGCTGGGTCAGTGGATAGAGGGTATGCAGTCCTCTCCCACAGAGCTATCTCTAGTTCAAAGTCAGTCACCTGGTACTGAGGTACCAGGCTCCTGGCCCACTCCAGTGCTGTCATGTCCTACGCATTCTGACTGTCCAGTCCTGCCAGTAAGCCAGCCTGTCTGGTGGGCCTTCTGGAGGAGCAGACCTGACAGCCTCCACCTGGGCACTGGCATAGGCAGGGAACTGGCACAGGGCTACATGGTGTAGGGCCTTAATCTTCTTCCTGACTGTGACCCTCTTACCGTCCACTGTCCTGGTGATGTTGCCCTCTGGGTCCTCACTGAGCCTGTACGCAACAGACAGGCCTGGGGTCTGGCCATCCCTAATCTTAAACGCTGCTTCTCTGCCAGCCTCTGTGTCATCCAGCCTCATATCAGCAGCCAGGCCCTGGTCACTGTCTCTCCAGACAGAGCCTCTACCTACCCAGTGGCCATTGTGCTCCAGCTGGAGCCTGAGGTAGCTGGCATTCCCTCTGAGGGCTCTGGCGAAACATCCTCTCTGAAACATCTCCCAGTAAGGCCCAAATCCATCATCTACTTTGGCTGGTGTGTCATAGGGAGCCAGGAGCCCAGTGACAGTTCTCCCATCACCTGTGACTTCCAGGTCAGAGGCTACTGCTCTGATATACAGGCCATCCATCACAGGACATCTACCTCCTCCTGCACATTCTCTATGAATTCCACAGCACCCAAATTGAAGAATGCCCTGGCTTCCTGCTGGGTGAAGAGTCCTCCCTGGAGACTCTTAATGGCCAGGTCCACTCTCTGGGGAAGGTCTGGCCTGAGCACAGCACCCAGGAAGAATCTGGCCTGGGTACCTCTGGGCAGACACTGGAGAGTCATCTGCTGCTCTAGTGGGACCAGGTAATGCATCACAGTGGTAGTGATGAACTGCTGAAAGACATCTGTGATGTTGCGATAGGTGAGGCTGGGCGAGTCCAGCCCTAGCAGGGCTCCAGGGATGCCGATAGCCATAGCCAGCTGCTGAGCATTCAGCTTCCTGGTCTCATTCAGCTGGGCCTTCTCAGCATCACTGCTGAGCACTTCCAGTTCAGTGCCACCAGGGAGGACAGCCCACTCCCTAGCCATGGCCACTGCCCTCATCTTTGCCTTAAGGGCATCAGCCTGGGCCTGGGTTAGCTCTGGGTTAGGGTGCTTCACTGCTCCTGGTGGGACTGCTCCACCTTCAAAGTAGGCAGCAGCCCATCTCTCAGCAGCCACATTGCTAGCCACTAGGCCTGTGTAGAGAGTCATGATGCCTCTCCCCACTAGCTCCCCATTAAGGGCATTCATACTGACATGGAACACCTGGTCTGGAGAGTAGCTGACACCATTCACCAGGTACCTGTACTGGCTGCCATCTACCAGAATCTCCCACTGACCAGCTGGCACTGGGACAAACAGGTCAGGCCAGCCAGCAGCATTCTTAGGTCCCAGCACTGCCACATAGTTCCCAAACAGGAGCATGTCCCTGAGGTATTCAGATATGAAGTCTGCAAAGGTTCTCTGGGGTCCTGGAGTGGGATTAGTCAGGATGGCTGGGTCTGGGTTCAGTGGTGTAGCTGACCTGTAGCCATGGAGTGGCATTTGGAGCAGGAGACTAGTGGTGATGTTTAGGAACCCTCCCACTACAGGCAGCCCTAGTACCTGCTCCTCTGTGACAAAGGGATAGCTGGTGTCATACCCAGGCCAGCCCTGCCAGACAGCTAGAGGTGTGAGGTTTGTGTGAGGACTAACAGTCTTCCTGACAGTGGGAGTCCTGGCCCTCTGTAGCAGTTCTAGTAGGGCCATCAGTCTCTAGCTCCCAGGCTGGTGTGTTCCACATAGAGACAGGCAAACAGAACTACCACTGCACAGATGAGGGCAAACACTGGCCTGTCCACCAGCAGCCAGGCTGTGTAGAGAATGGTGATGAGGCTCAGTAGCTCCAGCACCCAGAGCACATATTGCGGTATCGCATTCTTCATTAGTAAATGGTCCAGTTCAGTGGCTGGTCTGGCTTCAACTGTGTAGGAGCCCAGAGGGCTAGGACAGCAGCCAGGGCAGCATCATTGTCTGCACTGTCATTGATTCTGTGTACCTGGGACACCAGCCCATCAGGCCCTCTCTGTGTCAGAGCCAGGGCTGCTGAGATACCAGTGCCTCCTGGGTGAGAGACCTGCCTGGCCCTCACAGCAGCATAGAAGGCCCTACAGGCTCTGGCCCACTCAGCAGGCCTGACAGCACTGTGAGTGATGTTTGCAGTGGCAGCCAATTTAGCCACTGTGGGCTCACAGGGACTCTTCTGTGTGGTGACCAGCTGGGCTGGCTTCCAGCGGTTCAGGAGACCATCTAGGCGCTGCTCAGCGTACGTCAGGGCAGAGGGTCCTGTGAAGGTCTCCACCAGTTCTATGTGGTGAGTCTTCCCCACTAGAGCACCAGCCACAATGGATACATGCCTCAGTTCAGGCACAGCATCCACTGCCAGCACAAAGGGCTGGTCTATGGGGAACTGGTCTCTAGTGGTACAGGCATCCCATTCTGAGGGCTCCACCCAGCCAGCTATCTGTGCCACCTTCCTGCACAGCACTTCCACTTCAAACACCCTGGGAGGGTCTGTCTGGAATTCTGCTCTGACCACATCCTCATCCAGGATGTAACCCAGGGCAGGGTTAGCATGAGCCCAGGCAGTGACATCTCCTGCCTTCAGACCTGGTGGAGCAGACCATTCAAAGTAGCCCACTGGGCTGGTCTCTCCAGCTTCTATGGCATCCCTACCTATGGCCTGAATCTTATTCATCACTACTGAATGGATGTCTCCCTCAGTGGTGATAGCCCAGACCTGGGCATCTCTTCTGACCCTTCTAATCTTGTCTAGAGCAGCGTAGGACTCCCAGTGCCTCATCTGCCTCAGTTCATCCAGGACTACCAGGTCCACACCACTGAGCCCTCTAGCTCCACCAGTAGTGGCAGAGACCAGTTTGTACCTGCCACCTTCCACCCAGAATTCTTCCTGGCCAGCAGCCCTTCTCATCTTTGTCAGCTTCAGGCCTGCCTGGTCAGCTAAGTCATAGGCATATGTCATTGCCTCCAGGGCAGTGCCACGATTATTGGCACTCCCTACCACAAACCGCTCACCAAACAGGCACAGGCCACCCAGGATTCTGATAGCAGTAACCAGAGTCTTCCCATTCTGCCTAGCCACAATGGCCAGGAGGGTCCTGTACCTGAACCTGTCATCCATCCTCACCAGACCCTCCCTGAGCAGGAATTCCTGCCAGGGCAGAAGGTCCACCTGGAGTATCTCTCTAGCCCAATTGATTAGAGCATTACCATAGCGGTAATCCAGGGATTTAACGCTAACTGGACTAATTCTAGGGAAAGTTCTGCCTAATTGGCTGGAGTTAGCATCAAAGTTCGGGTTATTTCGGTCGCCCGGCAACGCAGCCCTGGCCGGAATCTCCTCTAAAAAACCGCCCCCGTAATTCTCTAAACCCCCTGCTTTAGTTCTATCTACTTCAAAGTCTAACCAGGACCATCTATCCTCTATAACCCATTCATCTACTGTCTCTGCCCTGTTCACCCTGTCCTGGGCAATAGGAATGACCAGCTTCTCACCCTGCTTAGTATATTTAGCAGTCATCCACATCTACCTCTGGTGGGACTCTCTAGGTAGCCATCCACCCTGGCCTTTGACCTAGAGAGTCCCTGTCAGAGACAGGCTCAGTAGTCCAGCTGCTGCTCTGCTCACTGGCTCTGTCACCTATCCATGTCTAGCTAGACACTTCTCATAGAGCACTTCACCCTGTGCCCTGCTGTGGTACCGCACATCTGCTCTGAGTGTGGAGCTACTGCAATGAACGCTGCTCTCTCACCTATCCATTGCTCCTGCCAGTACTGACCACAGACACCACACACCCACACATCCCAGCCAACATCATTCTGGAAAGGTGGGCTCCCTCACCTCAGCAGTACCAGGCTCAGGCTGGGGCACAGGAGGCTGGTCAGGCTGGGGCTCTGGCTCAGCAGGAGTCTCAGGCTCAGGGTCACCATTGAACCGACCGAACACAGACCATCCATACTGGGTCTCCCTCACACTGAATGAGAACCCTTTGCCCTGTGCATAGTTACTGCGTTTGCGTGCCTCATCCTTAGTGGGCAGGTCCCAGAGTCTGGCCCACTTTCCCTGGTTAGCCCTCATGGTCTCTTTGAAGGCCTGGGTTTCCTTACGAATAGGAGAGGGCTCCCTGGTACCGAACCTGGCTCCTCTGCCTCCTGTTTCAGGAGGGTCCTCCCAGATGACTGACATGATGTGTACTCCATTCACCAATTGACTGTGAGCACAGGTAGGTCTGTATACCTGTGATGCTTCCTGTTATTACATGGGCCACAGGCAGCAGCCAGGTTCTCTGCCTGGTCTGTCCCAATAGGTGGAGGCACCAGATGGTCGACCTGATTAGCCCTGCCTCCACACATCCAGCAGATGTAGTTATCCCTCTCCAGGACCAGTTTCCTGAGAGTCCTCCAGCGTTTGGTGCTTAGCTCTGGTCTGTGGCTCATCCTTCTGGTCCTGTTTCTGTTTCAGGAGGGAGCGTACATATGCAATGTTCTCCAGGTTTCTTTGCTTCTGTTTAGGAGACAGTTGATTCCTGGCTGACATTCCATGTCTCCTATCTGTGCAGTTGCTAGCGCCAGGCACTGTGTGGGTTTCATAACCCAGAAGCCTGACCTTCCACTCCAGTTCTCTGGCCAGAGACAGGATGGGTTTCAGTTTGAACACCTAACGATTAGTTGTCACTGGTCTCATGGGGTTTGTGGCCTGCCCAGCGGTACCCCATCTGGCCTGGCAAGCCAGCCCACTGAACCCCTATCAAGCTATATACGTACACGCGTTATACACGCGCACACACAGGGGAGGAATCGACAGGAACATTGTCAAGTGTCCTGTCGAATTCTGGCCAGTTTGCCTCTGCCCTCAGGCTCACCCACTAGCCAGCCATCAGCTATGAGCACAGCCAGGGCAGCCCTCACATAAGGGAACCTGTTCCCAGTCATAGGAGCCAGCAGGCTCAGGTCCAGGTCTAGGAAGCCATCACAGTCAGCCAGTCCGATACAGGCACAGATGACCTTACGCTCCAGTCCTCTCAGGTCTGCCTGTAGGACTTCCCTGATTAGTTCTGGTTTGTTCAGGTGGCCAGTCATCTGCACAGCCCTCTGAGCCTGGACAGCCACAGGGCACTGTCTTTGACTAGCTCAGCTAGCTCCTGGTCATTGAAGGCATCCAGAACACCACTGCTGACAACAGGCTCTGCTCCTGCCTTCACCAGGTGGCCACAGAGCCTGTTGTACTCAGCTAGCAATAGTTCCCTGTTCATTGCTGCTCCTCAGGGAGACCCTGAGCAGTCCAGGGTCTCATGCTCCACCAGAGCCTGGCTGTGTCATGACACTCACAGGGACACTCCTGCACTGAAGGTGGCAGACCATAACCTGACACGCATTCACAGGAAGGGCAGATGATAGTGCTGATGTCTGTCCTCCTGGCAGGCAGTTTCTGCTGGGTGCCCTTCCCAGGTACCTGCCTCTTTACCATCTCTTAATCACTATAGCTAGAAGGATAGCTACTAGCAGGATGACAGTGACCCACTGGTACGTTTCTAGGCTCATAATTTGCCCTCCCTGGGCCAGAGTGGAACCTGATGCCTGACATAGCTCAGAGCCCACCAGTCACCCACTGACTCCAGGCCCACACCCACAGGCTTAATGATGACTACCGCTATCTTCTCTGGCCCTCCCTGTATGGCTGCCTGTCTCAGAGAGGACCCCAGCTGGACATCCCTACGATTCTTCACCTCTAGGGAGACACCAGGGACTCCCAGGATGTCCTCACCAAACTGCATACCTCCAGAGGCTGACCTGGCTGTGCAGGCCAGTGGGTAGCCCTGGTCCTGGAGATACCTGGCCACTGCCTGTTCAGCTACATGGCCCTTAGCTCTGGCATAGGCACCAGGGTTTCTAGCTGGCATCAGAAGCCTCCCTACAGATGGCTAGCCAGGAATTCGCTACATCAGGGCCAAACTTCCCATCTCCAGCCTCATCAGGAAGAGGCAGCTTCTGAGCATCGGCCTGCTCCAGGGCATGACTCCTCTGAGAAGGGCTCAGCTTCCCCAGGGCCTGGCTCACCCTGCTCCTCATTCCAGCCTGGGTCTCATTAGAGGCACCTGTAGGCCCTTCTGAGGGCCTGGGAGGAGCCAGGATGGGGGACTGGGGCTTAGAGGGCCTAGAGAGGCTCTGAGGGCCTTCTGGAGGGCTCTGCTGGGATATGTGCTGGTCAGGAGGCACATTGCTGGCCTGCCCCATCTCATCACCTGTGTAGAGCCCTGACAGCTTCTGTGGGAAGGCCTTCCTGAGGGCTAGTGCTTCTGCACATTTGGCCAGCATCTCAGGCCCCATCTGCTCCCACATTCTGGTGGGCCTGCCATCCTTCTTAGTCTGGCAATAGCTGTCATACAGGGCTACACCTCTGAACCCTGCCAGGGTGATACCAGCACTGGTCCTGTAAACAATCACCTTTGCTGCTCTAGGTTCACCTGGCCCTAGCCAGACATCCTTCCACTTCCCATCTGGGCCACACCAGTAAGGCCCATCATGCCCTGCCATCTCTCCAGTGTCAGCAGCCAATGTCCTGAGTCCATCTATAGACACCTGGGTCTGCATCACCTCCTGGCCCAGAGTGGCATCCCAGCGTTTAATGGCATAAATCTGCCTGGCAAAGGGATCTAGCCCTGTGCGTTCACACTGCCTCACAAACAGTTCTAGCTCCAGGTCAGTGGCTCCCTTAGCCACTGTGCGTTTAATCAGGTCCATCTGCTCCCTGAGGGAGTCCACTGGTGTGAGGCTCATGCTGGGCTCCCCACAATGATGGGAGCCTGGGTGCCTGGAGTCTTCTCTGCTTCCTTCCTCCAGCCATAGGCCTTACGTAGAGCCAGGAACACCTCATGCTCAGCTGGGCCTGCCTGGATGCCATCCACCTGGAATTCCCCATCTCCATACAGGTGAACAATCACACAGCCAGCCACATCTGGTAGCTCCATGGAGCCCTTCTCCTGGCCATCCTCCCCATAGACCACTGACTCTGTGCAGTAGCGATAGGCAGCCAGCTGGAGCCTCCACTGGTCCCAGTACTTCCCAGCACCCAGTTTGGTGTTCCCAGTTGTCTTCAGGTCCAGCAGGAAGGGCTCCCCATCCAGGACAGCCCTCCAGTCAGTCTGTCCCACATAAGTGAGGCTGGGAGCCTGGGTGTTTGTGTACCGCACACACTGTTCCCAGGACAGGGTGTCAGGCTTCAACCTGTCCCAGACTCTGGCCAGGCCATCAGCCATAGGGAGCAGGTCCCTGTAAATGTCAGTCTCAGGCTTCTGTCTCCAGAGCCTGGAGCCCTCTCTTAGCTCCTGGATGACATCCACTACTCGCACTGTGTGTCCCTGACACCACTCTGCGTTTATCTGGTGTAGGGCAGTCCCCAGCATGGCCCTGTGATCCCACACACCTCTGTGGTGACGGTATAGGGTGTCCACAGCATCATCTGGTCTCAGGTTCTGCCACTGGTCTAGGTGATGGACTGCATACTTTGCAGTCTCCCTGGCTGCTCCCCAGGACAGTCCAGGAGCAGAGAGAATCCCTAGAACCTGAGTCACAGAAGGTGGAGCACCAGGCAACTTCGCATATGGCCTATGAGCCATATCACTCCCTTAGGGATAAGGGTGACCAGCACACAGCCCAGGAAAGTCCAACTGTTGGAGCAGGAGGACTCCCTGAATGGGGGCTTAAGCCACTGGGCTGTGTGCAGTCACACTGCCAGGGCCTGTACTGGTCACCAGGATTTGACTTTCTGTCCATCTATCAATAGTGCAGACAGAAAGCCTGGTCAACTGGCCTGCCTGGACACTGATGGATGCTCAGGGTGACCTAGCCAGGTCAGAATACACTGATATGTGGTAGGGCTAGGTACAGTTCTCACTCTCTGTGCCAGGGAGAGGGCAAATCTCAGTTTCCTAACGTTTCCAGTTGCTGAGATTTGCTGGTCTGATAGGTTCCTGGGTGTAGGAGCCACCTTCAGGAAGGGAGCAGTATGCCAGGACCAGGCATAGTCAGCAGGGCTGGGCTGGATGCCAGCCTCAGTCAGGACAGCAGAGCTAAATGGCATGTAGTACTGAAGGATGATTCTGGGGCAGAAGTCTTCAGTGGAGGACCCTATAAGTCAGATACCTCAGCTAAGGCAGCTGCTGGTCAGTGGGTCCAGAGGCACTATCAGGTGGAGACCCAGGAGGTTCCTGCCCCAGAGCCCAGACCCAAATCTAAGCCTAAGAGGGCTGCCCCATACACAGGTAAGGCTCCCTCTGCCAGCCACCTGAACAGGCTGCTGAACCTCAGGGCTGACAGGAATGAGGAGAAGGCCCTAGCCCTCAGAACAGAGGCTGATGCCCTGGAGACAGAGGCTAAGAGGCTCAGGGAGGCAGCAGACACCCTGGCAGGAGGGCCTGATGGTCAAACCTAAGAAGGTCCCTGACAGCTACCAGGACCCATTCTTACATTGCAGGACATTTGGGCACACCTGGCAGCTGGGTCCAGGTGAGGACCAGGGCCACTTCTACCAGTTCATTCTGGTCTGCTCTGAGTGCCACACCAGAAGGATAGATGTGATTAACAGGAGGACTGGAGCCCTGGGTGGCTACAGGAGATATGAGTACCCAGAGGGCTATCAGGCCACTAGAGGTGAAGGCCTGGCCAGGACCAGCTACCGCATTGAATTCATCAGGAGGGTAGCCAGGTGAGCAGTCTCCCTCCCATGGGCCTGGAGGTGACACCTGAGGGCCTAGTCATCCCTGTAGAGGCTCCAGCCTGTGGAGCCACACTGGATATCCCAGAGAGGCATGTCCACCTGGTCTGTGACAGGCCAGCAGGGCACCAGGCAGGGACTTATGGGGTCCTAGCCACCAGGCACAGGCAGATAATCCAGCTGAGTCCTCCACAGGCTGTGGGCTGGTGTGACGACCATTGTTCACAGCCCTGTGAGCCTCTGAAGGGTGTCCTGGACCTGCTCAGGAAGCAGGGCCTATCTGCCCATCAGAATAATCAGGATGGCAAACAGTAGGAAGACAATTATGACAGCTGGCCACCATGGGGCAGCAGTTGAAGCATCCATGAGCACAGACCCTACACAGGAAGGAAGGGCAGTGACAGACCAGACCCATCTCCAGGACCCAGAGCCCTACACAGTGCCCAGCACAGGCTTTCTGGTGGAGTATGACCAGCAGATTTATGAGGTAGTCAGGACTGGCACACAGGTGGAACTGGTGAGGGACCCACAGGGCAGGGAGCAGCACAAACTGGAGATACGCATTCAGGCTGTCTGGTCAGAGGAGGGCTACCAGAACCCAGCCATGGATGGGCTGCTGTGAACCTCAGGGAGCTAGTAGACCAGCTGGCAGCCATTCTGCTTACCCAGGGAGATGTGCCAGTGCTGTCAGAGGATGGCCAGGCCCTGCATTCTGTGGAATTCAATGATGATGAGGGACCCTGTGTTCTGGTCCTGTTTGGGGAGGACTGATGGTGGAGCAGAGGGCTGCCCTACATGCCTATTTGTCACCTGAGTCCCATGCTGCCTGGCAGGCATTCTCAGAGGAGAATGGAGTCAGTGTCACAGGGCTCCTGGAGGCTCTGGGCCTGAACCTGGCCAGAGAGATAGCAGAGACAGGAGATGCTGACATCAGGCAGGACTGGGTGAAGGCTGGCAGGAAGATAGATGGCATCAGGAGGAGAAGAGGAGGGCAGCAGTAGTGCCTGAGTCCTACAGAATCCATGGTGAGCATCACACTGAGTACCTGAGGGCCAGGGAGTGTATCGCTAGGGCCTACAGGGAGGCTCAGGTATTGAACCTCAGAGCCTCCTCTGAAGCGTTTGCAGAGGCTGTCCTGGCCAGGCTGGCAGCCCTGGAGCCACCCATGCTGGTAGTGGCCCTGGATGAGGTAGAAGAGTCTGGATGAGCAGCCCTGTACTGGCAGGCCCTGTGACCAGGGCAGGGCTGAGGTGTAGGAGTAGAGTCCTGTGTGAGTCCAGGACTTCAGCACTACACCTCTGATGCCGATACTGTGTCTGGTGGCTAGAGGGCCACCCTGACACAGGAGCACAGCATCATGATTCTGACTATCCAGCAGAGACAGGCCCTAGATTCCTATGTGGAACTGGCCTGGGGCAATGGTGCCTGGGAGGAGTACCCAGCCATAAGGCAGTCTGCCATTGCCTGGGCTCTGGCAGGAGTGGATGAGGAGTATGCCAGGGCCATCATTAAGTATCTGGGTAAGGCCTGGGCACTGAAGCTGGAGCAGGCTAAGTGAACGCCTTCCAGCTGGATGACTTTGACCTAGCCTTGGTGAGGCTCCACCAGTTCCTGGCTGCTGTGCAGTGGACCAGAGCTAACGTCCTGGAGGTGTCCCAGTGAGCCCCCAGTTTGCTGCCCTGGAGAGGCTGTCAACTGTCAAAGAGAAGGCTGAGAACCAGGCCAGGGCTCTGGAGAGGCAGCACACAGGTAATGAGCAGCTGGCCAGGCTCCTGGGTGGCACTGTGGGAGCCCACTACTGTGACCCTGATAAGTCTGCCTACAAAGAGGGAGTGGTCAGGCCTGAATTTGATAAGTGCCTCAGGGAGCTAGACCAGTGGGATGGTCTCCTGGCTTCTGACCTGGACAGGGTGACCAGAGACCCTGCTATTGGAGAGGTGATTATTAAGAGGGTCAGGGAGTGCTCTAACCCTGTGGTCTACACCAGGAACCCAGAAGCAGCCTGTGGCTATGAGACCTTTGACCTGAGCACTGAGAGAGGCAGAGAAGCGTTCAGGACCAACATCCTGGCCATCAGGAGGGAAGCCAGGAAGGCCAGTGAGAGGCAGGCATCCAGGCATGAGCAGTGGAGGGATGCAGGCAGGCCTGTTGGAGCCAGGGCATTTGGTGAGAAGCCAGGGAAGCTGGAGCTAGATGAGGTAGAGGCTGGACTGATAAGAGAGGGAGCCCTGGACCTGTTGGCAGGGAAACCTCTATGGCAGCTAACCAGAGAGTGGAAGGCAGCTGGTGTCCTGGGTCCCAGAGGGACCCAGCTGGAGAGGGTCACCATTAGGAATATGTACCTGTCACCCAGGCTGGCTGGGTGGAGGGTCCACACACCTGCCAGGCAGAAGGGCCAGGCTGCTGTGCCCAGGTCCCAGTGGATAGCCAGGGACAGCATCACAGGTGAGCCCATCAGGAGTAAGACTCCAGCCATCCTGACCCAGGCAGTCTGGGAGGCAGTAGTCCTGGAACTGGAGGGCAGGAAGGAAGCCCAGTCAGTCAGGCCCTCTAACAGTGCCAAGTACCTGCTCAGTGGTCTGGCTTACTGCTCCACCTGCACAGCCAGACTCCATGGGGCCTGGAGGGAGGCAAAGGGCTACCACTGCTATAGGTGTCCAGATGGGTGTGTCACTATCCATGGGCCAGAGCTAGAGAGGTATGTCACAGGGCTCCTGCTGGAGCACTGGGCTAACGCTCCAGAGCTAGTGCCTGATGTCCAGCCCTTCCAGGGTGAGGCTGAACTGGCCAGGTTGAAGGGCCAGCTGGAGGAGCTATCAGAAGCCAGAGTGTCAGGACTCATCCCAGACCTGGGTGAGTACCTGGAGGAGAAGGGGAAGGTGAACACCCTTCTGAAGCCTCTAGAGGCTGAGCGTAAGAAGTGGGCTAAGGCCCAGGTGACACCCAGGGCTGTGGGCTCTGTGGAGCTATGGGAGAAGGCAGACCTGGATGGTAAGAGGCTAATGGCCAGGAGGGAGCTAGAGATGGTGCAGGTGGATAAGGCTAGGAAGGGCCTTAAGAGGTTTGATTCCCTGAGGGTCCACCTAGAGTGGCGCTAACACCAGCAGCCCTGGCTAGAGCCTCCCAGTGCTCACTGCTTCTGACAGGAGCCTGCTCCAGTTGCCTGGCCTTCCAGGCAGCCAGTGACTCTGGGTCCAGGCCCCATCTCAGAGAGTCCTCACAGTCCACCCACACAATAGGCTCATTTGCTCCAGAGGGTCCTGTGTGGCCCTCTGTTGCGTTTGGGCTCTGCTCAGGTGTCATCCATCAGCCCTCTCTGCTCCAGGCCCTTAGAAGGGCACACAGCAGGCCCCCAGGCCAGGAAGGGCTCCAGGGAGTGAGGCTAGGAGCAGCCTGGGGGCCTGCCAGTGTCAGAGCGCGGACCCTGACAGGACTGATAGTAGTCGCTCACAGGTGATGTGTGTAGCTGTCTGTCCACAGACCATGGGAGCATCACAGACCAGACACCTGGGCTTCCTGTACATCTTCTCTAGCCATCTACGCTCCAGGGTGATGATGTCTCTCCAGGGCCAGTCCTCATAGTCCAGGTGACTTCCCTCTAAATGATTCTTGCCACAGTACCTGCATTTGTGCTGTGGCATCAGACTTCAGGCAGGTTGTTAAATTCTCTGATGAACACTGGGTCTGTGATGGTCCTAGAGGCTCCCTGGCCATCTCCTGCCAGATGGTCCACCCACTGGAGCATTCTCAGCTGGTCAGGGTTAGGGATGTGTCGTTTGGCCACCTGGCCCTCGCCAGTCACCACAATCTCAAACAGACCATCATGGCCCTGGGCACCCACAGCCCTAGCTCCTGTGTAGTTATCCTTCATAGCAGCATTAACAGTACTGCTTACGATATCTGAGATTCTCTTAAAGTCATCCTCTGTCATCTCTTCCTCTCCTGGTCCTGGGCCATCCCTGAGTGGAGCCCTGTCTAGGTAGCCTGTGGGATCTATCCTGGTGCTTCCCTCCCACAGTTCAAAGTGAGCATGGGAGCCTGTGCTGCTGCCTGTGCTGTCTATGTAGGCAATGACTGTGCCTGCTGAGACCCAGCCACCTGAGACAGCAAATGAGACATGATGGAAGGACTTAAACCTGTCACTTCCACTGTCCACCCAGAGCCAGTTCCCTGCACCAGATTCATAGCCAGTGGTGACATGGCCATCATAGGGAGCTACCACAGGCTCCCCATGAGGAGCCCCATAGTCCACACCTCCATGGAAGCTGCCCTGTGCTCCTGTGATGGGGTCTGTCCTGTAGCCATAACCTGATGTCTTAGGGAATGACTGGAGGAGTGGGAAGTAGGTCAGTTCTCTCATATCACACCCTACTTATTCTGAGGTAGCCAGGAAGGTACTGACCAGCACTGCCAGAGCCACAGAAGATGGTCCCATTGCCTCCACTGACTGTGGCTCCCAGTGTGTAGTTATGGTTACCAGCACTGGGAGTCATTCTCCTGGCAGCATAGCCAGGCACAATGAACTGGCCTGTAGCTGGATTACAGAAGCTGGCTAGCCTGCCGATTGAAACACCATCCTGGTAGAGCCAGAGAAACAGAATGGCTCCTGCTACCGCTGCTGGTACCACTGCTGGCACAAAGAATTCAATAAGCACTGTTGTGGTACCATCAAAGGCCACAGCTGGAGCCTGGATTACTGCGTTAGCAGCTGCTTCTGCTGTGCCAGTGATGCCCACCTGGGCAGTCTGCTCTGTGTAGGACATCTCAGTCTTAGTGATGGTATCCACCCAGGCAGACCCACTCCAGCGTTCAATAGCTCCAGGCCTGTCATCTCTCATGCTCAGCTGGTTCAGCACTGGGGCTGTCAGCTGGCTAGTCCTCTGAGCAGCGTTAGTGAACCTGGGAACTGTCTGGGACATCAGATACTGGTTAGCATCAGCAGCCAGAGCCTCCTCCCCAGCTACAAAGACTTTGTAAGGCACAGTGTCCTCCTATAGCCACACATTGCCCTGTGTGAGCCTGTCATTAGGATGAGTGCCCCAGTGGAACACTCTGGCGAATAGGTCAGCCATGGTGAGGCTCACATCTGTCTCCCAGTGCTGCCTGGTGATGGTGTGGTCTATGCCCAGCACTCTGCCAACACCATCTATCAGAGGCTCACCTGGGGGCTGCCACTGGACTCTCAGCCTGTCCTGGATAAGTCTCAGGCCCAGGAGGGCAGGCCACATTGCAGGAGTGAAGGCAGGCCTGAGGGTCACACTCTCTATGTGTGGCCTGGGGTAGCCATTAATCTGGAGTAGGAAGGTGGCCCAGGCTCCAGCCTGCCCATCATTCTGCATTCCCAGGTCTGTACGTTTGTAACCATGGATGCCATAGGTAGCGATACTGGGCTCTGACCTGGCCACCTGAGTAGTGCCACCAGTGTTACTGGCATAGATGGCATTCCTCATGTCCCCACTGGCCTTCACCTGGGCATCCACCACTGAGTCATAACCATCAGGGCAGCCCACAGTGAAGGCTGGAGCACTGAGGACCTTCCAGGCATCTCTGTTCCTGAACTGGAGGACACCCAGTCTGTCTATCCAGGTGAAACCCAGTTCATCATCCACAGCCCTGCCCAGTAGCTCCCAGGCAGACTTAGCCAGGGTAGTGGCCTGGAGTGTGACAGCTGAGGTATCCAGATTCTTTGAACCTGTGTAGCCATAGTAAGTCAGGATTCGGTTTATACGCTGGGTGACAGTCTCCCCAGCACCCACTGCTGGCTGCTCACCCCAGTCCAGGTTCACTAGAGTCTTCACAGCATCACTGGCCACTACTTTAGCTTCTCTCTGTGCCTTATGTAGCTGCCAGTCCTCCTGCCAGCTGTCCACGGAGCCTGTAAAGATTCTCCAGGTAGTGACAGTGGTAGGAGTGTCCAGTAGCTCAGCCCAGACCCATACAGGAGTCCCAGGAGCCAGCCTGGACCTGCCTGCATACTGCCAGGGACTGTCTGGGTTCAGTGGGTCATAAACCCTGTTTGGGTCAGCCAAAGTCAGGGAGCAGGTAGCTGCCTCAGTCCTAGACAGAGCCCCATCTGACCTGGAGCCTCCCAGGTGTGTCTCTAGCCTTCTGACATCACAGGACACATCCACCCAGAGTCTGCCAGCAGGTGGAGCAGGCCCTACAGAGCCTCCACCCCACACATTGCCTGCATCCCAGGTACTGGTAGGGCTGGCTCCCCATTTAAAGGTGGAGCCTGAGGAGATGGCTAGCCAGACATAGAGTCTGATGTCTCCTCCCCAGGTAGGGCTGCTAGCTCCTCCTGGAGTGCCTGGCCAGCTAGACACTGATAGGCCCTTCTCTGGCTGTGTACCGCTGGAGGGCTCCCACTAGATCCCTCTGGAGCTTAGGGCTGTCTATGCCCAGGCCTGAGTGCTGGATGGTCACATTGATAACTGTGCTCCCAGACTGGGAACCCATTCTGGATGCCAGGCTGGTAGGGATGATGGCTCCACCTGTCCTGGGCACAAACAGTTCTGGCCCTCTCTCACCCACCATGTAGGGCTGCCCTCTGAGGACAGGCCCACCATCAGCCCTACCTCCAAATGCATCACCTATCACACCTAGCCCTCTGGTGAAGTCCTGCCACCATCTGCCCAGGCCTGACAGTTCCTGCTTAGCAGGCCCAGTGTCTGCTGTGATGGTGGCCTTCCCTCCCTGGTTCACCTGGTTAATCTGGTCCTGTACTCCAGCGATAGGCCCAGCAGCTGGTGCTGTGTTAGCTGTGATGGCAGGGTTAGCTCCCTGGTCCACTACATCCAGTTTGCCCTGGGTGGTGTCCAGGGCAGAATTTGCCTGCTGGTTAGCCAGGTTCACCTGGGTATTAATGTTCTCTGGAGTCAGGCCTAGCCTATCAATGTAGGCCTTAGCAGCTTCCTCTGTGTAACCAGTCGCCACCATATTGGCTATCAGCTTCTGCCTGTTGGTCTCCAGGGCAGCAGTAGCCAGGCCTATATCGTTTGTCTCCTGGAACTTTGCATTTGCCAGGTCCATAGCAGACTTCACATTTGCCTGGATGGCACTATTGTTCTCATTCACAGCTGCTGTCTGGGCCAGGGTAGTGGCCTGGTTTGCATCTATGAGCCCATTAGCTATGGCCCTGTTCTCATTCAGCTTCCCTATCAGGGTCAGACTGTTCTCTGAGTACTGGGTCTCTGCCTGGGCTGCTGAGAGGTGAACACCTATCAGGGCATCCAGGGACTGCTTATAGGCATCAGTCTTATCTTTGGCTGTGCTGGCAGCATCATTGAACTTCTCCTGAGCATCACTCATATTCAGTGTGGATGTAGTGGCAAACTGAGTCTTCTCATACAGGGCAGTCACCCTGTCCACAGCATCCTGTGATGTCAGGTCTATCTTCTTAGATTCAGCGATGGCCTTCAGGGATGCATACATAGCATCCACCTGGCCACCCAGTTCCCCAGTGGGGCCTATGGCCTTATCACAGGCATCAGCCTGTGCCTCCAGGCCACTGGCTGCTGCTACTGTCTGGGAGGCATAGCCAAACAGAGCATTCTCAGAGTCCCTGATAGTCTTCTCATACTCTGCCTGCTTCTCTTTCAGGGTAATAATCTTTGATGTCTGGTCATCCACACTGTCTTCCACATCATGGAAGGGAATGAGGATGTCAGCCACAGAGGCAGCTATCCCACCAGGGCCATAGGTCTCTGCCAGGTGCTTCCTGTTCTCAGCCAGTTCATCACTGACCTTCTTCATACCCTGGTGCATAGAGTCCAGGGATGAGGTGTCTATGTCTTTGACCACAGAGTCAAAGAATTCATCAGCAGACTCTGAGGAGGTGTCAAAGGCAGAGACCAGGCCATAGAGGACACCAGCCACAGCTGCCACAGCCAGAGTCACAGGGAGCATGGTGAGGGCCAGAGTCCCAGACACAGCTGCCAGCACACCTTCTGCTGCTGCTGTCTCCAGGAAGATGGCAGCCAGGGTTCCCATGTATCCAATCACTGAGGAGACCCACTGGATGACTCCCTGGCCCATGAGGATGGCCTGGGCAGCTATCACAGGACCATAGGCACCAGCCAGGGCTACCAGGGCCACTCCACCCAGATACTTAATTAGCTCTGTGTGGTCAGTGACAAACCCTGACACAGCCTCTAGGGCTGGTCCCATAGCACCCAGCAATACACCTGCCACAGCATCCACAGCAGGAATAAGTTTGGCTCCTATCTCCTCCTGGAGGTTCCCTGCTGCCACCATCAGTTTGTCCAGAGGAGTGCCAGCTGCTTCTGCTGCTCCCTTAAATTCCTTAGATAGCTCAGCCAGCACTATCTTCTGGGCTCCCAGCAGGTCACCAGACTCAGCCATCAGCTTTATCTGTGCCTTCTGGTCCTCAGTGAAGCTGACACCTGCCTTTGACAGTGCAGTGATGCCCTTCAGAGGGTCATTCAGTGCCTTACCCAGCTGGACAGCAGCACCAGACATATCGGTACCCAGTGCTGTGGACATATCCAGCGCCAGGCCAGTGGCCTGGTCAAAGACATCATTCCCTTCTCCTACCTCATTCTTCACATTTGCAAAGGTGAGGAGAAGGTTTGCACCAGACTGGATAGCCTCATCATCAGCACCAGTCTTATCTGAGATGGCTCCTGCTAGCTCTGAGACCTGGGCAGCACTGGTCCAGGAGGCAGCACCAATAGTCTTAATGACTCTCTCAGTCTCTCTGCCTATCTTTGCTGACTCAGCAGCAGCATTGAAGGCACCCACACCCAGGGCCACCAGCCC